ATATTTAATAACAGGCGCAGGCATCTTCTCTTTTAAGACAAATTTATAATCTTCATAGACCAATTTCATAAATGTATGTCTCTCCGTTGGAGACATATCAGCCACATCTTTTTGCTTGAAATTATAATAACTGTCTTCAAAATCATCCATAAGCTATGCCAGTGAGCGGAGACATGGATAAAATAAGGGAGCCCACTGACATAATTTATTTAACGATTCTAAGCCCAAGTTTAGCTTTTTTCGACTTCCTGGAGGTTTTCCAAGTTTTCTCGATTCGTGCTAAAAACTCGTGCATTCCGTAAGTTAAGCCCATCTCATTACCCGCATACAGCTGAAACAACACAGTCGTAAATTTATCATATTGAGCCCGTGTAGGGCTAACATTCGCAAGATCCGTTAACGCCTCTTGCAATAAATTACAGTCATCTTCAGCAGTTCTCTGCTTCGCCATATTATTTTTCCTATAAGGTTAAGGTTAAAATAAATGTTCTCGGGTAGTTTTTCGTGATAACTAAGCTGTTTAGCCCCAGCTTCTCATTTTAGGACTCACTTGGAATACAGCTTCAGTAATAAGGATTTAAACTTGCTTTGTCAACTTCATTTTAGTCTCTCCGCGATCATTCTGTAAAATCACGTAAGACTTATTGCCATCAAAATAATATCCGATTGTTTGCCACTTCATGCAGTACCGACCATATGAATTAACATAACTGCAATAAGCGCTAAAGTAATTGTTGCTATTGTTCTCATAATTTATTGGACCACCACAGGTAAAACAAAAATGCTGTAGACACTAATGCATACAATATAAATGTTTCGCCTGTAGTTAAATCCATCGTTATCCTTTCAGTTCCTTGCCTTCAGCCAACAACTGCTTTCGCATATTGTCTGCTGATTTCCCTTCTTTTTTCGCAACCTTGGCGACCATATCATTGACTAGCTTTGATATCATCGCTCCAGGTTTACGATATCCATGTTTACAAAGCGCTTGTAGGATTAAGTAACTATCCTTTTCAACAGCTACCGATTTCCACTTTGAAATATCCATGGCCTACCTTTCTAGTTGTTGCCTTGTTTTTTCTTTGCAAGAATATACTGGTTTTCACCTCGAGCACGTCTTGCAGCTTCTTTCTCAGTGACTTCAACATAGCCTCTGTCCTCAATCCAACGACTAAATTTAATTTTCTTATATTTTCCTTTGAGTTGATTATTATAAATCTTCTCAAAAGTTTTTATCGCTGTGACTCGGTCTGATGCATAAAGTAACTGACCCATATTTGATTTAATCGCATGTTTAAAACGATCAAAACTAAATTCTGGATGTTTATAAAAGATGGCAAACGTATTTAAGAAATATCTCATTCTTGCTTGCTTACCTACGAGTCGGACTAACTCCTGGTAACGTTCACCAAATTCACAAGCCCAACCAAAATCTGCAATTTTATAATCACCTGTTTTAAAGTCATCATATATTGCGTGATCTCGATTAACTCTTCTTTGACCTATCATAATCGCAGCTTCGCAACCTAACTCTAATTCTTCGGCTAAGTATTTTAATTGCTGATAATTTTTATTACCTCGTCTGAAGTAATAATCCAGATAGTCTGTTAACTTCCATTTCTTCCTATCGGAATTAATAAAAGCCACGTCTGAATCCTGTGCGCCTTCCATGATATAGAAACGAACAGGTTTACCTAAAAGTTTACAAGCTTCGAGACGGTGTTGACCATCGATAACTTTGTAATCTTTAGTGACCATGATTGGATCATCCATATTTCGAGTATCCATTTTTTTAGATAATGTTGATACCCATTTATCTGAAACAACTCTGTTACCTTTTACGGTTTTAAAGATGTCATAGTCTGTTGTTTCAAAGACTTTGCTTCTGACTTCTTTTATGTTTTTATTTTTCATATATATATTTTTCTATCTTATGAAAAGATAAGTTAATGCTCCAATCAACACCAGGAACAATTTTGGTGGAATCGCTACTACAAAAAATAGTAAGATGATTAAACAGAAACGATCAAATATTGCCATTAGTGTTTAGCCTCTTTTCTATCCATTGCTTCTTGTCTTGACATGATCTCATCAAAGATAAGCATATTTGCTTTGTACTCATCAAATAATAAGATTTCAGTGTCTCCACAAACTAGAGCGATTCTTTGTAACCTTTTACTGGCATCATCAAATGATGGATCACCAGGCTGTGAAGGATTACCCTTATAGTCTGTGGAATGGACTTTGCTAAGTATCTCATCAACTTCTTGAAATGCTCTTCTCCAAGCTGATGAATACGATGTTATTTTTCTATCCATGTTTATACCTCATGTGAGCCTATATAAACTAATCCCATAAGATTACAAGGGGTAAATAATATTTTTTTAAGAGTTGCAAAGAGTGTCCCATCATGCTAATATTTTGCATGGCAGCATATAGGTTTCAAGTACGACACAAGGGACAATATTATAATGGTGTTGCAAACGGAGACGATGCTGTTGAGGCAGGTCTCAATTTCGCTGAATTACTCAAAGAAAAAAAGATCAAGCCTAAAATAGAAAACACTTATAGACCTGATCGTCTATTTGTAACTTACGAGGAGATAAACATTGATCAACGCAATGAGAATCCTAGCAGAGAAAATTAAACTCGAAGCACAATGGAACGAGTTATATTTATCTAACGGCTGCGTCACTCCTGAAATGACAAACATTCATGAGAAAATTAGAGACTGCAGGAAACAGTTAGTAAATAAAGATATATATTCTGCTAGAGCAGAAGGCCTGTCTTACACAGACCTTCATGCTGATTACGCTAGTTAATTTTTAACGGTTGTATGTTCTGATTGACATAGACCTACATAGGATACTATTCCCTCTTCAGTCCAGCCTTGTTTAATTTTACGATTGAGAAATGCAAAATTTTTTAAAATTTTAATTTTTGGTAGATATGGTTTTATCGCGTGTGCTGCTTCTACATCTTTCATTGTAAATCTCTTCATTTGTTCTTTCTCCTAACATTACAAGTTTTTTTATTTTTTCGAGCCACATATTTTTTGCCCAAGTTGCCGTGCAACTTTCGTGGACTTTGATCAGGTTCTTCAATCTTTTTTCGTACATGTCTCGGTAAATCCATTATCTTACAAAAGGCACAAAAGAAAGTATTATTTTCTACGATATCCGCTTTGTTAGACTTACACCTACTACATATTGGGCGTTGATCAATTGGTGTTGCTACAGTTTTATTCTTTTGCATCTCCCCAGCTACTTCCTAATGCTATATCGACTTTAAATGGTACTTTTAAATTTTCGATACAATTTTCCATAATATCTTTTACATTTTTTGTATCTTGTTCTTTTTCGATACTAAAACATAATTCATCATGTATTTGCAATAAAGGCATGTAACCAGCTTTACAACATTCAATCATAGCAACCTTACTTTGGTCGGCTGCACTACCTTGAATTAATCTGTTAAGTGCTTTGTACGTTCCTGATCTTCTTATATTATTTCCATAATGTGCTTTTGCTTCTTCATACTTCATCGACTTGTGCATTTCCCAAGTATTAGGTTCCCACATATTAAATCGACACTTACGACCTTTAATCGTTCTAATGAAACCATACTTAGCTGCACTATTCATAACTTCGGTTGCTAACTTCTTAACAAACGGAACTCGATTATCGTACTGACCTAAGAGCTGCATCGCTTTATCTTTTGAAATACCAAGCTCTCGTGATAATTTATTTTTACCCATACCATAAAAGATACCCAGGTTAATTGTTTTAGCCGCGGTCCGTGATATGCCAGCCATGTCTGCTACTAACTGATGGAAGTCCGTTGCTTCATCTTGATAAGCTTTAATAAACTCATCTGCTCCTGTAAATCCTTTGTCCACTGCTGCAGCATAATGGGCCACTAGCCGTGGTTCTTGTTGCGAGTAATCGAATGAACCCCACTGTCTTCCCTCCTCAGGTAAAAAGATACTTCTAATCTTTTCTCCAAATTCTTTATTCCTTGCAGGGATTTGTTGTAAATTTAAATTAGAATAACTTAGTCTACCTGATACCGTTCCACCACCATCATTCTTTAACTGATGGATTTCAGAATGAACTCTTCCCTTATGTTCGTATCGTTCAATACTATTTAAGAATGTCGAATGAAATTTATTTATCTCTCTTACATTTCTAATCAGTTTAGAAATCGTATGCTCAGAATTTTGTAACCAATTTGATGTAAAGCTTGGCTCTTTAGATTTTTCTGTAAGTGGATATTCAACACCTAGCTTATCATAAAGTTTAGCTACAGATCTTGCTGCCCACATATCGACTGACTCACCAGTCATATCTTTTATGGTTCTTAAAATTTTATTTTCTTCAGAGATAAATTGTTTACGTAGTGAACTAATCTTGTCCATATCAACACGAATACCTCGTCTTCTCATCTCTACCAGGTGGGGTAGCAGCTCTTTCTCCATTTCCCACACTTCAGTAAGATTTTCTTTTAAAATCAATGGTTTAAAGTGTTGCCAAAGCTTATAAGTTAACGCTGCATCTTGTTCAGCATAAAAGCCTACATAACCTGCAGGCATTCTCCACATATCTTGTTTTGGATCGATGCCCCATTCTTTTGCTTTTTCTTTTAAGAATGTTTCGTTTTTAATTTCACCTAAATATTCTAGCGCTAGGGCATTTAAAGAATATGAATATCTATTCTCATCAATAAGTGCAGCAGCAACCATCGTATCAATAATGTCACCTTTAATTTCAAAACCGTTAGCAAGTAACCAACCAACATCGTAAGATGCATTATGAAATATTTTAGGACAAGGTAGTTTTAAAAGATCTTGCATGAAAGCAACGGTGACACCTTCGTCCATGTTACCGCCTGCATCGTGATGTATTGGAAAATAATATTGACGACCGGCTGTTGCTACAGCAAAGCCTACAATATGACCATCCATTCTTGGCCACCCGGGTCCTAATGTTTTTATATTTGGATCTTTAGTTTCTAAGTCAATTGCAAGTGCATCTGCATTTGTTAAATCAGGATATTCACTTGGACATACCCAATCAGATTCTTCAAAAGTAAAATTAAGCTGATGTGTCATGATGTGTATAAATTATTTTATCGCCTTCAGTTGGTAATTGTTGCGGTAGTTTCTGGTTCACAAATAAAAAATCTACAGCCATAAGTCTGTAATTATAGAAAATACTATCGATGTCAAATACTCTAAATCCACAGTTCGACATATAGTTAATATAATGTTCAAATCTTGGTGCGTCTTTATTGTTATGAAATACAGGACACTCTAGCTGCACCCATTTCGTATTTGTAAATAAATCTAATGATCCTTCAATGATTTCAAGCTCTGCCCCCTGGACATCCATTTTGATATAATCATAATTGGTTTCAGGTAATACATCTTTTAATCTTTCTGTATAAACATCTTTTGTTTCAAAAGGCACATTTGAATTTTCTTTATATAAAGAGTTACCTGTCTCGTCTGCTTCATTACCTGTTGTATAATATTTTCTGTGTTCACGGTGTTGTCCAACATAGGCATGAATAAATTGTCCTAATGAATGTAACTTTTCTTTATGCGTATCTGAACTGTCAATTAAGAAATACTTTGCATCCGGGTATTCTTGTTTTACTTTCTCTGTCCACTTACCCTGGTGACATCCTAAATCAACAATACGATTTAATTTAAGACCTAAGCCTTTGAGTCTTTTCATTAAGTTCGTGTGAACTTCAAATGGTTTCATCTTTGAATTGTTTTCTAAATTCTCTATGCCTACAAAGTTCTTTCCACGACTTGTTTTCTAAATAACAAGATAAACTTGCAATCTTAGTCCAAAACCAAAGGTGTATTTTTCTTTTTATATAGCTCATGTTTATATTTCCTTATGTATTCTTTGTTTTTTAAACGCCATTCTTCATTTAACATTAAACAATGATCTCTATTGTTTTTATAAAATGTTTTTGATTGCGCATTATATTTTTCTTTATTTTTTAAATAATATTGTTTTAAATATTCTTTTCTAGTCATCCCAGCTTTTTCTCATTCTTTCTATTTCTAACTGACAATAATGAATAATTTTATTTAAATCCTCTATTCCGTTTTTCTTTTGATACCTCACAGCATACTTAATAATGTTGCCTTGAAAATATGAAAGATTGTTTTCTGTTATAAAAGTCCAAGGTTGGATTTTTAATTTATAATGATCTCCTCCTTCTTGTTTTTCTTGAGGAAAAGCATTTACGAAATCAGTTTTTGTGCCCATAATTCTCCTTAAAGTTTTTATATAATCTTCCTAATGGAAAATGAAATTTGTGATCTGTATTGATCAGATGTAATGATTGTTTGGCTCTTGTGACACCTGTATACCATACCCTTAATTCTTTAACTTTTTCTTCTTTGCTTTTTCTTTCGAAATGGGACGGCCAATTGGCTTTAGAACAAATGACGACGTGGTCGGCTTCAGAGCCTTTAACTGAATGTATCGTGTCAACAATGATCCTCGCTTTCGAGTCTAAATTTATATTATTCTCCATACACTTCAAGAAATATCTTTTCTCTGTATCTTTTATTTTAATAGATAATGCTTTTGTCCAATCTGCTTTATCTTCTGTTAATCCTGCTCTTAACCTTAATTCTTCATAATTAAATGGTTGGTTTGGATGTGCAAAGTTCCATTTTTGTGAGTCTGCGCTCCGGTAGCCGTGGTCGATGTTTGATATGTAAGTGTACATGACACATGCTTCCTCCCTTGTTACTGTTCCACCTTGCATCAATTGCATCCAATAATTAATTGCTTGCCACTGCTGAACTTGAAATGACTTACGTCCCTGAGTATTTTCATAATAATAACCCATATCATACAAATCTTTTTCAATCTCTTTCCTGACATCATGGATTCTTGCTAACACCATCCATGTTCCTTCTCTTTCAAACGGTACATGTTTTACACTTTGATATCGTTCAATCTCTCCTTCTAAATCATTTGGTGAGAATATCTTTTCTTCTCGGTAATTTGCTGCAGACAACATAATCAATTGTGAGAAGTAATGTACCTTTCTTGGTATACGTCTTGATAACTCTAAAACTTTTTTCTTACCTGGAAAATGAATAAAGTAATCTACTTCAGCGCCATTCCATTCATAGATTGCCTGGTCATCATCTCCTGCAAGATAAACAACTTCTGCTTCTTTCGCTAATTTAATAACAACATCCCACTGCAAAGGAGTAAGATCCTGAGCTTCATCAATCATTAATACTTTGAACTTTGGTACATGACCTTCGTTTACAAACTTCTCCAACATATCTGTAAAATC